AAGAAAAAAGGTATGGGAATCAAAACTTCTGTAAAGTCGGGCAACTTTCGTCCGACTAAGCAGGGTGCGGGTATGACTAAGAAAGGTGTTGCAGCCTATCGCAAAGCCAACCCAGGTTCTAAATTAAAAACAGCAGTAACGGGTACAGTCAAGAAAGGTTCTAAAGATGCTAAGAGACGTAAGTCATTCTGTGCTAGATCAGCAGGGCAGATGAAAGATTTTCCAAAAGCAGCTAAAGATCCTAACTCAAGACTACGTCAAGCAAGGCGGAGATGGAAATGTTAACAAAGGTAATGAATCATATGGATGAATCAACAAAACACGCAGTAGACGCAGCATCGGTATTCACAGCAGTAGGTTCAGTCCTAGCTTGGTTACCGGCGATAGCGGCGTTATTTACAATCGTTTGGACAGGTATTCGTATTTACGAAACTAAAACTGTTCAGAAATGGTTAAAAAAAGATGCCTCCAAAGAGTAAGAAACAAGAAAGATTTATGCAAGCTGTGGCTAATAACCCTAAGTTTGCAAAGAAAGTGGGTGTACCTACGAAAGTAGGAAAAGAATTTACTAAGGAGACTAAAGTGAAGAAGTATAGAGAAGGCGGTATGTCAGAAGAAGACAAAAAAATGTTTGGTGAAAAAGAAACAGATTTACCCCCACCAGAAGGATTTAAAAAGTCTGATGATAAAAAACCTGTACCTGCTGATAAAAAAGATAGCTTAGGTAAATTACCTAAAGATGTTCGTAACAAAATGGGCTACATGAAAAAAGGTGGTAAAGTTGGTAAGGGCATGACTAAAAATAATTATAAAAAAGGTGGCAAAGTTTCATCTTGCTCTAAACGTGCAGATGGCTGTGCTGTTAAAGGTAAAACAAAAGGACGTATGGTTTAAGGAGACTATTATGGCTGGATGCGGTAAAAAAATGAAAAAAGGCGGTTCAGTAGATAAAGACTTTGAAAAGTATGTATCTAAAAAAGTAGCTGAAGATAATAAAAAAGAAGGTTGGAAAGCTAAATCAAAAGAAGCAAGAGACTATGATGAGATAGCAGGTAAACCAGAAAAACCAGGTTGGAAAGCTAAATCAAAAGAAGCAAGAGAACTTGATGAAATGACTAAAGACATGAAAAAAGGTGGCAAAGTCAAAAAAGGTTATCATAAAATGCCAGACGGTAAAATGATGAAAGACTCTGCTCACAAAGGCATGAAAAAAGGCGGTATGGTTAAACGTGATGGTTGTGCAGTGCGCGGTAAAACAAAGGGTCGCATGGTATGATGAAGTGTCGCGGTATGGGCAAAGCGATGAAACCAGTTGCTATGAAAAAAGGCGGCTCGGTTAAAGATGCTTGTTACAGAAAAGTAAAAGCTCAATACAAAGTTTTCCCTAGCGCATATGCATCAGGTGCTATAGCTAAATGTAGAAAAAACAAAGGTAAATAATGGCAGTCAGAAAGACAGCTAAAGGTGCCGCACTAAAACGCTGGTTCAAAGAAGAATGGAAAGATGTCAGAACCGGCAAAGCATGTGGCAGAAAGAAAGGAGAATCTCGTGGTACTCCTTATTGCAGACCTAGTAAAAGAGTGTCTAGCAAAACTCCTAAAACATCAGGAGAAATGACTGCAGCTGAGAAGGAGTCAAGAATATCTCAGAAGAAAAGTTTGGGACAACCAGCAGGTAAACCACGACGAGTTGCTCCATTAAAACGTAGGAAAACAACAAGGAAGAAATAAATGGCTACATCAGGAACAGCAACATTTAATTTAGACTTAAATAATATAGTCGAAGAAGCGTTTGAGAGATGCGGTCAAGAACTTCGTACAGGATACGATTTAAGAACTGCAAGACGCAGTTTAAATTTATTGACTGCAGAATGGGCAAATAGAGGTATTAATCTTTGGACTATTGATGAAGGATCAGTATCGTTAACTTCAGGCACAAACAACTACAACCTTCCAGCTGATACAATTGATTTGATTGAACAAGTCGTTAGAACAGGTACAGGACAGAACCAACAAGACATTAATATTACGAGAATCTCTGCTCCTACTTGGGGAACTATACCAAACAAGAATGCAACAGGTCGACCAATCCAAGTATGGATAAATAGACAAGCAAGTCAACCTCAAATTAATGTATGGCCTGCTCCTGATAACAACACATATACCTTTGTTTATTGGAGACTAAAAAGAATTGAGGACGCAGGGAACGGCGTTAATACTCAAGACATTCCATTTAGATTCTTACCTTGTTTGGTTGCAGGGCTAGCTTTTTATTTAAGTATGAAGTTACCAGGTGCTGAAATGAGAACACAAATGCTTAAACAAGAATATGAAGAACAATGGGCATTAGCTTCAACAGAGGATAGAGAAAAAGCCGATTTAAGACTTGCACCCCGTCGGCAATATTTATAAGGAAACGCTATGGGACGAAAATATACGTCTGGTAAACATGCCATAGCAGAATGTGATCGTTGTGGTTTTCAATATAAGTTAAAAGAACTAAAAGACTTATTTATAAAAACTACAGAAACAAATATTAAAGTCTGCAAAGAATGTTGGGAACCAGACCATCCACAGAACATGCAAGGTATGTATCCTGTTGATGACCCACAGGCAGTAGAAGATCCAAGACCAGATAGAAACTTGGAGGAACAAAGAGATTATCAATATGGTTGGAATCCTGTCGGGTTAAATAACCCACTTGGAATACCAGACATAGAAGATGATTTGGAAGGTACCGGACAGGTTGGCACGGTTACTGTAACAACAACTTAGGAGTATAATAATGAACAAAGATAGAAAAGGCTGTAACCACACTTACAAGCAACCAGAAATGGTAGCAGTGCCTAAAACAGGCGGATACCCTGAAACAGGTGTTAAAACTGCAGGTGTAGAAACACGTGGTAATGGCGCAGCTATAAAAGGTACAAAAGCACGCGGCCCAATGGCATAAGGATAAACCATGGCAATGACATACTCAGAATTAGTAGCAGCTATCAATTCGTATAGTGAGAATTCGTTTGATACAACGGATATAAATACATTTATTGAACAAGCTGAACAACGTATATTTAACACAGTTCAATTGCCTGACTTACGACGTAACCAAGTTGGTAATACGACATCAGGAAATAAATATTTAACTACTCCTAGTGATTGGTTAGCAACGTATAGCTTAGCTGTTATTGATAGTAACAATGAATACACTTATTTATTAAATAAAGATGTTAACTTTATTAGAGAGTCTTTTCCAGATACAGACTCAGCGTTTTATGGAAAGCCACAATATTATGGAATATGGGATGACAATACTTTCATTTTGGGTCCTACGCCCGATCAGAACTATACTGTTGAGTTGCATTATTTTTATTATCCTACCTCTATTGTTACAGCTGGTACTAGTTGGTTGGGTGATAACTTTGATACTGCTTTATTCTATGGAAGTTTGTTGGAAGCAGCTACGTATCTAAAAGCAGAACCAGATGTAATTGCAAATTACACACAGCGTTATACAGAGGCCTTATCTATGTTAAAACAACTAGGTGATGGTAAAGATAGACGAGATGCTTACAGAAGTGGGCAGGCAAGGTATGAAGTACAATGATTGATAACCAAGGAAATATATTAGAAGGTGATGTAGAAGTCTTAACAACACAAGGACGAGGATTTACACCTGAAGAAATTGCAGATCGTGCGTTAGCAAAAATTATGTATGTCAGTAAAGATGCTAACCCATTAATAAGAGATCAAGCAGAAGCATTTAAGGAGAGCATTCGAGGTGTTATCGAGTTCTACTTAAAACAGGCGGTACAATCCGACCGCACAACATTGGCGAATAGAATGCGTGAAGCAGGACATTCAGATTTAATTAAATTATTGGAGATATAATATGGCAATTACTCAAGCTATGGCTACAAGCTTTAAAGTAGATTTGCTAAATGGTATCCACGCTTTTGGTACAACAGTTACAAGAGGTAGTACTAATGCGGATACATTTTACATTGCGTTGTATACATCATCAGCAACATTAAATGATACAACCACAGCATATACAGTAACAAACGAAGTATCAGGTACAGGATATTCAGCAGGGGGTAACTCACTGACTGTGTCTCAAACACCTACATCAACTTCAACTACAGCATGGTTAGATTTTGCAGATTCAACATGGTCATCATCAACCATTACTGCAGCTGGAGCTTTAATTTATAACAGCACTAATTCAAATAAAGCTGTAGCAGTACTAGATTTTGGCGGAGATAAAACATCAACTAACGGGGACTTCACAATTGTATTCCCGACAGCTGATTCAACCAGTGCTATTATTCGTATAGCCTAATAGGAGGCTAGAATGGCTCTTGTTTTAAAAGACAGAGTAAAAGAACAGACCGCCACGACTGGTACCGGTACCGTTACGCTCGCAGGAGCAGTTACTGACTTTGATAGCTTTTCGGTTATAGGTGATGGTAACACGACTTACTATACTATTACATTGCCAGAAGGTGATGAGTGGGAAGTAGGTCTTGGTACATACACTGCGTCTGGCACTACTTTATCTAGGGATACAATACTTGCTTCTTCTAACTCTGGAAGTGCAGTTAACTTTTCAGCAGGGAATAAGGATGTATTTGTAGTCTATCCTGCAGGTAAATCCGTTTATGAAGATGCATCAGGAAATGTCACAGCGGGTGGTTCTATTACGGGCGAAGAGATGGTCGCCTCAAATGGAGTGTTTGTTAATAATAAAACCATCTCAGTAGATTACACAGTACCTTCAGGGTATAACGCTACAAGCACCGGACCTGTGACTGTTTCAGCGGGCACAGCATTTACAGTCCCGTCAGGATCGAGATGGTTGGTGCTCTAAATGTTATTTTCTGAAAGTCCTTTTTCCAGTACCCCGTTTTCAGCGCAAGGGGGCGCAGCGGGTAATGTAGAAGTTGCTGTTACAGGTGTTCAGGGTAATACCCAACTAGGCAACGAAACTATAATTGGAAAAGCTGTTGTCAATGTAGTAGGTGTACAAGCAACAGGACAATTAGGAAATGAAGTTGTTACTGCAGATGCAAATGTAAATGTAACAGGCGTATCGGCTACAGGAGTTGTAGAAAGTGTAACCGTTGCAATTAATCAAAGCATAGATGTTACTGGACTAGAAGCAACTACAACGTTAGAAAGCGTAAGCTTAATAACAAACAATAATATAAGTGTTACAGGCCTAGAAGCTACAACACAACTAGGCGATGAAGAAGTACAAGCAGACGCAAATGTAGATGTAACAGGAGTATCTGCTACAACAGTATTAGAATCTGTAACAATAGAAGCAGATGCTAACGTTAATTTAACAGGATTAGTAGCAACTACAACGCTAGAATCTGTTACTGTAATAGAAGGTACAGGAATTAGTGTTAGTGTTACAGGTGTTGTAGGCACAACACAGCTTGGTGATGAAACTGTAACAGCAGATGCTAATGTAGTTGTTACAGGAGTGTTTGGTACTACACAACTTGGTGATGAAACTGTTACCGCAGATGCAAATGTAGTTGTTACAGGGGTTACAGGTACAACAGTATTAGAGTCTGTAACAGTAGAAGCAGATGCGAATGCCGAAGTAACAGGACTACAAATAACAGGACAAGTTGGCACTGTAACAGTTATAGAAGGACGAGGTGTATTAGTTGATATTACTGGGTTCCTTTTAACAGCAAGTACAAGCAATGTATTAGTATGGAGTGATATAGATGATGGACAGACTCCAGGATGGGTAGATATAAACGATTCACAAACTAATAGTTGGAGTGATGTAAATGAAGCACAATCACCTAACTGGACGGAGATAGCGGCATGATAAAAGTAGAAGCAAAAAAATTAGAAGATGGTCGAATAGAATGTACCTACGAAGTTGGTCTTGAATGCGTTAATTGTGGTATGACCGTTGATGCAGAAGAATACACTTCAGGCACATGCTCTGATTGTGGTGAAGCATGGGACGAAAAACGCCATACAGCTATTCACGTGACAAGTATTCCAATGCAAGGACAATCGAGTTAAAATAACATAAATTCAAGGATTTATTATGGCAAGTACGTATTCAGATTTAAAAATAGAACTCATAGGTACAGGTGAACAATCTGGTACATGGGGTACAACGACAAATACTAACTTAGGCACAGCAATAGAAGAAGCTATTACAGGTTCTGTTGATATTAGTTTTACAAGTGCCGATGTTACTTTAACTCTTACCGATACTAACACAACACAATCGGCTCGTAATTTAAGACTTAATCTAACAGGCACATCAGGCGGTGCTCGAGTATTAACCGTTCCAGCTATTGAAAAGCAATATATAATTAATAATGGTTTAGCTGATGCTGTTACTGTCACTCCATCAGGAGGTACCGGTATTGCTGTTCCTGCAGGCAAAACTATGGTGCTCTTTAATGATGGCACTGATATGCAACAAGTTACAACGCACGCAAGTAGTTTAACTTTAGGCACTGATTTAGCTATTGCTGATGGCGGTACTGGCGCTTCTGATTCGTCTACTGCAAGAACTAATTTAGGTTTAGGCTCAATGGCAGTTCAAAATGCAACTGCAATCAACGTATCTGGCGGTACTATTGTAGGTATTACAGATTTAACAATTGCTGATGGTGGTACTGGTGCTTCTACTGCATCAGATGCTAGAACTAATCTAGGCGTTGCTATTGGTACAGATGTTCAAGCGTATGACGCTGACCTTCAAGCTATCTCTAACCTAGCTAAAACAGATGGTAATATTATTGTTGGAAATGGTACTACATGGGTAGCTGAGTCTGGAGCAACAGCAAGAACATCATTAGGATTAGGATCATTAGCTACATTAAATGAAGTCAATGCTGCAACAATAGCAGATAACTCAGTTGGTGCCGATGAATTAAATGTTAGTGGTGATGGTACTTCAGGGCAAGCTTTGTTGTCTGATGGTGATGGAACATTTAGCTGGGGATCAGCAGGGATTGTTTCAGAAACTACAGGTTCTGCTCCTTATTATGGTGCTAGAGCATGGGCATCAATTAATGAGCCATCTGCTGTATTACAAAGTAGCGCTAATATTTCATCATTAACAGATAATGGCACAGGAGATTTTACTTTAACATTTACAACAGCAATGCCTGACACTAATTATTCAGTTGTATTTGGTTCAAGTGTATATCAACAAAACCAAGTTCATGTTACAACTTTGGATAATTCTTCTGCTAGAGCAACAGGTAGTGTTAGAATTCAAAGTTATTATATTGCAGGTGGTGGTGACACTGTTACCATTGCAGGTGATTTTAATCCAGTTGGCGTAGCAATTTTTAGATAAGGAAAAAATATGGAAAAAAGAATCGTATATAACAATGATGAAGGCGGAATTAGTATTATTATTCCAACAGCAGAATGGTTAGCAGAACATACAATAGAAGAATTAGCTGCTAAAGATGTACCAGCAGGTAAAGATTATCATATTGTAGATGTATCAGAAATACCATCTGATAGAACTTTTAGAAACGCATGGGAGTGGGCATAATGGCTATACAAGTAAATATTAATAAAGCAAAAGACATTACTAAAGATAGACTTCGTGTTGAAAGAGCACCTAAACTAGAAGCATTAGATGTTGCTTTTCAAAGAGCATTAGAAGCAGGCGCTGATACTTCTGACATTGTTACTAAAAAACAGGCATTAAGAGATGCTCCAGCTCAAGTAGATTCAATGACAACAGTAGAACAATTAAAGGCAGCGACACTACCAGACGTAGGAGTCTAATTAATGGCAATTAATATAAATGCAAAGACAACCGGAGTCGGAGGTCTAGAAACCTCGGCTGATAACTCAGGCAATATTAATATTCAGTCTGGTGGTACTACTGTAATGAGCGTTACTTCAAGTGGCGTTGCTGTCACCGGGTCTTTCTCTCAAAACGGCGCAGTCTACTCAACCCAACCAAGTTTTAGAAACTTAATCATCAATGGTGATATGAGGATTGCACAGAGGGGGGCATCTACATCGAGTATTACAACATCAGGATATTATACTGTTGATAGATATAGACAATTATTAGCATCTGGTGGGACTTGGACACAATCACAAGATACAGATGTTCCAAGTGGACAAGGTTTTGCCACTAGTTTAAAAATGGATTGCACAACAGCCAATGCTAGTTTAAGTGCTGGTTCTAATGCAGCAATAGTTACTAGGCTTGAAGGACAAAACTTACAACATCTTAAAAAAGGCACAGCTTCTGCTGAAAGTTTAACTTTAAGTTTTTGGGTAAAAGCAAATAAAACTGGAACACTTACAGCAAGTTTATTTGATAGTGATAACACTAGATGGATTTCTAAATCTTATACTATTGATGTTGCTGACACTTGGGAGCAGAAAACTATTACTTTTGCTGGCGATACAACAGGTGCATTTGATAATGATAATGCCGCATCATTACATTTGTATATGTGGTTATTGGCAGGCACAGACTATACTTCAGGTACATTAGCAACAAGTTGGGAATCTTATATCCCAGCTAATGCTGTTGCTTCATCTCAAGTCAACCTAGCAGACTCCACTTCAAATTATATTAATATCACAGGCGTTCAGTTAGAAGTAGGCTCAACCGCGACAGACTTCGAGAACTTACCTTATGATGTACAGTTAGCAAGATGTCAGAGGTATTTCCAAAGATTGCCAGAAAATGTAGAATATTTAACTAGCTTTTATTTTGATAATACAAGTAGATATTGTACTACTGTGTATTTTCCTGTAGTAATGAGAACATCAACTCAAACTATTGAATATGGTACAGCAGAATATAGAAATGGCTCTACATATACAAATGGAACTTATCTAAATAATTCAAGAAGAAACAATTTAATAACTATTAGAATTACTTGTCCATCAGCACCTGATTCTGGTGGATATGCTTTAGGATTAAAATTAGTTGGTACTTGGACATTAGATGCGGAGTTATAAATGAATATTCAATTAGCAAAATTAGTAAAATCAGATAATAATCTAACACAAGCAGATTTAGTAAATGTTACTTTAACTGATGGAACAACATTGAGTATTCCATTAGAAGAATCTAATCGTCACTACCATGAATACCTAGAATGGTTAGCAGAAGGTAATACACCAGAGGAGGCTGATTAATGGCTGATATTATTGTTGCTGGTAACACCAGCGGAACCGTAACCTTATCTGCACCTGATGTTGCAGGGTCTACCACAATCAACTTACCCTCAACCAGTGGGAACTTAGTCGTAGCAAAAGCAGGCGGGGTTTTATACGAAAACACAACAACGATCAGTGCAGACTACACTTTATCAACTGGGCAAAACGCAATGAGTGTCGGGCCTATAACAATAGATCCGAGTGTGACGGTGACTATACCCACGGGACAACGTTGGGTCGTGCTATAATTTAGAGAAAAAGGTTAGATATGCCAAATAGAATAAAAGCAGACAGTGCAAGTGGATTACAGCTTATATCTGATTCATCAGACGAAATACAAATACAGTCTGGGTCAGATACTGTTGCTATAATAAATAGTAGTGGAATTACAATGGGCAGTGGTAAAGCTATATCTGGTGCTGGTGCTGGCGGTAAAATATTACAAGTAGTGTCTACAACATTAGATACAAGATTTAGTCAATCTATTTCTGCTAATACAAATACTGCTATTACTAACTTTGAAGTATCAATTACTCCATCGTCTACATCTAGTAAAATATTATTAACGTCATCATGGATGGGTGAATTTGGAAATTCTGATGCTATATATAGTACAATGTGGTTTTTTTATAGAGACTCAACTAAACTAGGTCATGCTCAAACAGGCTCTCGTAGTTGTGGTATTCAAACTGCAGCATTAAGTTATTGGCTTAATAATGCTTCCTCAACTCCTGAATCAATGTATATGCAGTATATTGATTCACCATCTACTACTAGTGCTATAACATACAAAGTTGGATTGTATGGTGATAGGGCACACACACTATGGACAAATGGCACTGTTACTGACCAAAACAATTCTTCTTATGAAAGAGGTTTATCAAGTATTATTGCTATGGAGATTGCTGGATAATGAACATACATGACGAAATAAAAAAGATACACACTAATGTATCAACTGTAATTTATAATAATGATGGTAGTTATACTTT